GTAAATGAAGAAATATGTGTTCAAGACGAAACCGTATGACCACCAAAAAGAAGTGTTGCAAAAATGTTGGAACTCAAAAAACTATGCGTGGTTTATGGAGATGGGTACAGGCAAATCTAAAGTATGTATAGATAACGCTGCGACTTTATATGAAAACAATTTAATAAATGCTTTGGTTATTACTGCACCTAAAGGTGTTTATCGTAATTGGGCTGAACAAGAGATACCAACCCATTTACCTGATCGCATAAAAACTAAAATGATGGTTTGGAAACCTACGACTTCTAAAAAAATATTAAAAGAACGTGAAGAATTTTTAGAAAACTGTGAAGAGTTTAAAATTTTTATTATTAATATCGAAGCACTGTCTACGCAAAAAGGTTGCGCTTACCTACAAAAGTTTTTAATGCGTTCGCGTTCGATGTTAGCGATAGATGAGTCAACGACCATTAAACAGCCTACGGCAAAGCGCACCAAGAATATTATTAAGTTAAGTGAATTTGCAATCTATAGAAGAATCTTGACGGGCTTTCCAATAACCAAGTCACCACTAGACTTGTGGGCGCAGATTAGGTTCTTGTCTAAAAATTTATTAGGTGATGTAGGTGACTCGTTTCATAAGTTTCAATATCGCTATGCAGTGATAGTGCGTAGGCATCTACAGTCTCATAGCTTCCAGGATGTAGTCGGGTTCAAAAACTTAAAACAACTTAACTCTTTGTTACAGCATTTCTCTTCTCGGATATTAAAAGAAGAATGTCTAGACTTACCTGAAAAGATTTATCAAATTCGGGAAGTGACTATGAGTGCGGAACAGGTACGGGTCTACGAAGAAGTTAGAAAGTATTGCGTGTCCCATTTAGGTAATGAGGAGTTTATGACTGCTAATAATGTAATGACACAGTTATTACGATTACAGCAAATCTTATCGGGGCATTTTAAATCAGACTTAGGTGAGATAATAGACTTGCCTGATAACCGTATCGAAGAACTCATGGCCGTATTACAAGAGGTACAAGGAAAGACCATTATCTGGTCTAGGTTTCGATATGACATTACCCGTATTTATGAAAGATTAAAAAAAGATTACGGGGATAAATCAGTCGTACAATATTTCGGTGATGTAAATGATGAAGAACGCAGCAGTGCCATTGACCAGTTTCAAAACGGTGAAGCGCAGTTCTTTGTAGGTAATCCACAAACGGGTGGTATGGGTATTACTCTAACCAAAGCACAGAACGTCATTTACTTTGCTAATAGTTTTGACCTTGCGATTCGGACTCAATCAGAAGATCGGGCGCATCGCATCGGGCAAAAAAACAATGTGACTTACATAGACTTTATTTGTAAAGGTACGGTCGATGAGCGCATCGTCAAAGCACTCAAAAATAAAATGGACATCGCCACTGAAGTTATGGGCGAAAATGTAAAACAATGGTTTAACTAGAGGTAACTATGGATATTAAAAGATATAAGAGTGTTGCAGTACAAAAAGAAGTGTGGGAAAAACTTTGGGAAATAGCCAAAGAAGAGAGCCGCTCTCCTTCTAATCAAATAGAATGGTTTGTAAAGAACTACAAAAATATTAAACAGGCAATGAAGGAACATGGCTAATGATGAAAGCAGACGGGCTAGATGACGCTATTATCGGGGTCGGGCTACAATTTGATAAGCCAGACCGCCTCATTTATGATTACGATAAGTGTATTGATATACTAATGAAGTTGAATGACTGGGATGATGAAGAGGCGATTGAATGGATGGAGTTTAATGTTAGAGGTGCCTACGTTGGTGAAGGCACCCCCATCTTTCGGGTGGATTATGAAGAGTAACTAAGGTTCTATCCAATACCCTAAGTCATTATCGTAAATAAATTTACCTTGATTGTAACGCTCTTCGACTAGCTCATGGTCGAACTGGTCGCTATAGTATTCATCGAACGCTTTCATAAGTGCCATCAGTTTAACGATAGGTCTAGCCCTGCGCTCATCATCTTGCATAATTTTAAGTAAATTTTTGTCGCTAAGTTTCATCAGTCGCTGCATATCTTCTTCGGATAATTCGCTCTCTTCGATGTATTCTAAAACATTCATAAAAGATTGCTCCCTTCGCGCTCTCTTAAGATAAAAATATAGCCGTATGTGTTTAGGTACAATCTCCCAATGATTGTACTTGTCGGCCACCCTACGAAAATTTAACTTAGGTGTTAGGTCTAATACTTGTCCCACGTTGTCCCCCTAGCTTATGTTGTTCTTTACCCAGTTCTCTAAATGCTCTTCTCTGTTTACACTTAGCTGCATAAGATGATTAGCTTTTACTGTTTGCAAAATAGTCTGAGCGTTCTCTAATAGCCTAATATTATCAATAGGTGGATCGTCTAACAAACTATCGTTTATGGCCTTCTCCACTACGTCAAACTGCTCTATGGTTAATGGTATGTTCATATTCTCTCCTTATATTAATTGAATAGATGCCGATAACAGATTAGTTATCTTTTTAAATTTGATTTGATTTAAAGGGTTTCTGCGCCACGCATCACTAACTGTTATCAAAATGGGATGTTCGCTTTCTGAATCGATACGTAGCATTACACTGCCCCAGTCAAATACCATGTATACCCCTATTAATAAGTCATAATAATCCTCACAATTAGATTTTTCTTTAGTATAAGGCTTGCCCATAATTGCAGATAACTCTGATATAACTCTGGTCACTGCATCATGACCCAATGACCTTGGCTGTTTCTGTTTAAAATTAAGCACGTTTTTCATATAGCCTCCTCTGATCTTCTTCTTGCTCTCTTATTTGATCTATAGCAGATTCTGGAATGATTTTCCATTCCGTACGTCTTTGCCATTTATGCTCAAAAACACCTCTCTTTTTCAGTTCGCTATAAATTTTATGCTCTTCTGCGTATAGTTCATCTAACGCCTTTCTTTGCTCTGGCGATGGGCTATTTACCAACATATCAACTTCTGCGTAAAGAAAATCACACTCCATGTTGTTGCGAATGTAAGCCTTAGCCAGTTCAACTTCTTCATCATTTTTCAATGGTAAAATACTAGCCCAGTCGCATATTCCTCTCGCACTACAATCGCCTTCAATTGCATATAAATATAGTTTAGTCATTATTTGTTTCCTCCATATCTACGCAGTTATTGTCATCCACGTCCTCTGGATCTTCAATCTCTTCTAATGAGCCAAAATCCCAACCTTCGTTATAAGTACAATTAAAAAGCCCACCATCGAAACTACGCCATCTTGATATGACTTCATCTTCATCTGCCGTAGTTCGGATATGTAGTTCATACTCTTCCGTACTAGTCACTTTTAATTTGTATACCTTTTCTTTTTTAGTCATCAGTTGTCTCCTTTCCCAAGCCCTTATAAATAATATCCATAGCTCGTTCTATATGTGCTATTTCCTCGTCTCTGTCTTCACTGTCGTTAATGCAATTTTCACAATAATCATCAATTATTCGCCAAATAATATTCATCGCCTTCCTCTCGCTCTTATTCATTAGTCATCTCCTCTAATAATTGTTCTCCTTCAGCCTGACAATCCGCGCAGCTGTAGCCATCCCTATATTCTCCGTCCTGATAAATGACGTTGCCATCATTGTCTAATAACTCAAAATCCGCGTCTGCTGGAACGCGGTTCACGAATCGACCTGTACCTATCTGGCACTGAAGACCGCAATGTACGCAAATATCTATAGTAGTCATAATCTAACCCCCTATGATGAAATCGCCAACAGAGGGTTATCAAGGTCTGTATAATTAAGATCTTCGAAATGGCCTTTTAATTTTCCTTGAGTTACAACGCCCTTACACATATCAGTCATACACTGCCACAACGCGGTTTTTTTAAGACCAGTGGCAACGATTACCTTACCGTCGTTAGTAATTAATTCGCCCTTTTCATTTATCAGATAAGCCGAGTAGTCGGCAGAGTCGTCTACCCATCGTGTTAAAAAGTTAAGGGTATCAAGACGAAAGTAAAGTAAGTCATAAGTAATTCTAATTTTATTCATGTTCTCTCCTTTGAACGTATTTGTTGACATGGGGATATTATTTCATGGGATTAGATGATTGTCAAACATTGTTTGCACTATATATACCCCGTTTTCACAAAACACTTTTAAAAATATTTTTTTTGGTGAAAAAAAGTGAGACGAGTGGGACGATAAATAATTATGTAAATAAATCAGATAGTTAGACCCTGTTTCCCGTCCCAATGCTCGTTCCACTTGTCCCAAAAAGAGTTGTTTTGTCCCATTTTGAAGTAACTTTTTGTCCGATGAAGCTTTTGAAAAATAAAAAAATTTTTATTAAAATAGATTTGGGGGTATATAAAGAGCAAAAGGAATACTCATGAAGAAGACTAAGGCCGATTACTTTAAAAAACGTGTTGACCGTATAGCGGATAAGGTTGAGCAGACTCACAATCGAAAGCTAACGAACCGTCAGAAAGAGTTTGCTAGGCATTACGTCGACGGCACTCATAGCAACGCAGAATGCGCTAGACTGGCTGGTTACTCAGACACCAATGGTATAGCTAAGAACAAAGCCTATGCTTTACTGAATGGCGTTGAGTTTCCACATGTGCTTGAGTATATCGAAGAGTTAAGAGAAGACCGCGAAAAGAAGTATGGTGTAACTCTTATGGGTCAACTAAAAAGGTTTCGAGAACTCTCTATTAAAGCCGAGCAAGAGAATCAATTTTCAGCAGCCGTAAACGCTGAGAAGATCCGATCATCACTGGGTGGCCTCACCATAGACCGTAGGGAAACAAACC